GACCCAGCCAATGTGCCGGGGATGGATCAATCAGCCTTTCAAAGCGCCCTTTCCGCATCTTTGAAGAAAGACAATGATGCCTTGATCGAGCAGGAACGTGACCGCCGGATGCTTGAAGGCAGTACCTTCACGCTTCAATCAGGTAAACAGCTACGCCTGCGTGGTGATGCTCTAACCAGACAGAACCTCGGTGATCTAGCAGGGGCCGCTACGGCAGCTTCTGTGCGGTCAATCCCATTCACAGTCTCTTATCGAGATGCTGACAATGTCACTTGGGTTCTTGACGCGGATGAGATCGTTGATCTGTTCCTCCAAGCCACCCGTTACGTGTCCGACATCTTCAATGCTTCGTTTACTCTGAAGTCTCTTGCGGACCTTCCGACAGACTATACGAGCGATGCGAGGTGGCCATGATCAGACGCTACATCGTGAACATCTTGATCTCAATTGATCAACTCCTTAACGCTATCCTTGGCGGTGACCCTGATGAGACGATCTCCTCCCGCGCTGCAAAGAGCCCGCACCTGCCTCACTGGTACTGGCTCGGTCGTATCCTCGAAGCAATTGACCCCGGCCATATGAGACGTGCGCTTGAGGCTGACGAGGGTAAGAGGACCTTGTTCAAATGAGTGGTCAACAACAAGAAGACAAACTTTGGTTGATGCTCGGGGAAATAAGAAGCGACATCAAACATTTACTGCAAGAGCGTAGTCATACAAATCAACGTCTTGATGAACATGTAAATCATGTGGCCACCAAACTTGAAGATCAAGAAAATCGAGTACGTAAACTTGAAAACTTCAGAATAAAGATTGCTGCTCTAGCAACAGTACTGGGGGTATTTGTCCCCTTGATTATCAGCTTGATAGGCAAGAAATTAGGGGTTTAAAACTTGATCATTTCAAACTGGAAAGTGGTCCTAACCAAATCGTACTCCGTTCCTTGCATTGTACTTGCTGGTCTATTGTCGGGGTTAGAGGTGGCGCTCCCTTACATTCCTATTGAGTTGAGGCCAGGTATATTTGCTGCCTCTTCGGGGATTATTTCTGCAGCTGCTTTTGTGGCTCGATTCATTGCACAGAAAGAACTTTACGATGACTGTGACGTTCAAAGACATTCTGAAGGGTCTTCTTCAAAGCCTCAAAAATAACAAAAAGAAGTCTGCTGCAGCAGCTGCCGGCACAAGTGTAGCTATTGTTATAGGACTTGCATCCCCAATGATTGAAAAAAGTGAAGGACTGCGAACTGCAGCCTACATCGATCCAGTGGGAGTCCCTACTATCTGCTTTGGCGAGACTCTTGGAGTTAATATGGGGGATGTAAAGACAGAATCTGAATGCAGGAAGATGCTACGTCCTAGACTGGAAGGCTTCCTCAGCGAGATCAGAAGATGCACAAAATATCCAGGTGGTAGTCTACCTCCCAAGACTGAAGCTGCCTTCCTAAGCTTTGCTTATAATGTAGGATCCCCCACATATTGCAAAAATATTGCAGAAAAGAGGATCAATGTTGGTAAGCTACGAGAAGCATGTGAGGCGCTGCTGCTTTATACTAAAGCCGGAAGACCACTGAGAGTTCTTCCTGGCCTGGTTCGCCGTAGGCAGGAAGAGCGTAACCTTTGTATTGAAGGTCTTAATGGAGGAGCTTTATGATATTTCTCCTCACATTAAAGAAGATCATACCACACACCAAGGTTATTCTCTTGGTTCTCTTGATCACTTTTGCGGCGATTCAAACGATACTAATGCTTCATTATAGAGACACATCGCGGCGATATTCTGAAAAGATTGCCGAAATAGAACGAGGTGTTCTATTGACGGATCAACTAGATACAGCTAATGCGGAGCTTAATCAGGAACAAGATGATTTTGTTGAGGATCTCCGTAGTGCAGAAGGCTTCAATAGTCCGTTACCTCCTGCCATTCGCTCTACTGTTGGGCGGGTGCAGCGAAGTAGTGGGACTGGCGGGACTTCAGAATAAGGTCTTTGAACCTGAAAAAGAATATAAAGGCCGGATCGAAACTGTAGGTGAATTAAGCGAGGCATACATCGCAAACACCTACGCTCTCCGGAAAGCGAACAATAAGCTGACAACAATTTGTTTGGCAGCTCGACGATGCAAGGAAGAGCGGCTTAATGGAATCTAAGAATGAGCGGGAAGCACAGTTTGGTGTGGACGGGGAAACTCGTTCGCGCCTTGATGGTGTTGAAGTTATCAAACTAACAGACTGGGCTCAAGAACCTAGCGTTGCAGATCTAAAGAGTGATCTGGACGCCGCTAAACCAGCTCATGATGCACAAGTGGTTAACCTACGACGTTGGAGAGATCTGCGTAACATCACTGGTTCAGCTGCACCTAAGAAAGTCAGAAACCGTTCTCAGGTTCAGCCCAAACTAATTAGGCGCCAAAATGAATGGCGTTACTCAGCTTTGTCTGAGCCGTTTCTTTCCTCGTCTAAACTATTCGATGTAGAGCCAGCTACGTTTGAAGATGAAACCGCAGCAAGACAGAATGAGCTCGTTCTAAATTGGCAGTTTCGTACTAAACTTAATAAGGTGCGTTTCATTGATGAGTATGTCCGTACTGCCGTTGACGAAGGTACAGTTATTGTTCGTCTAGGGTGGGAGCGCCACTCAGAAACAAAAAATGAAACAGTTCCTGTTTTCAACTTTCTGGAAGTGACAGACAACGAACAGATTGCAACTTTACAAGAGGCCATAAACCTCCGTGAGAGTAACCCCCGAGAATATGAAAAGATTGATGAAGCAGTCAGGGCTGCTGTTGATTTCTTCGATGAACAAGGGATCCCTGTTGTAGCTGTTCCAGTTGGTCAAGAAGAAGTTGAAAACGTAGAGATCTTGTCGAACAAGCCGACACTATCGATCGTTAACCAAGAAAACATATATATCGACCCTGCATGCGAAGGCGATTTGGACAAAGCCAAGTATGTTATTCATGCATTTGAATCGACAAAAGCAGACCTAAAAAAGGATGGTCGCTACAAAAACCTAAATACCGTGAATTGGTCTGGTAACCGTGTGCTGTCCCAGCCGGATAACGAGACAAGAACCCCTTCTGACTATCAGATCAAAGATGATCTTAGAGCGCCTGTTTGGGTTTATGAGTATTGGGGACTTCTGGACATAGATGGATCAGAGATCTTAACACCTGTTGTGGCCACCTGGATCGGTGACACAATGATCCGTCTTGAAAAGAACCCATTCCCAGATCAGAAACCACCGTTCGTTGTGGTTCCATATTTGCCAATTAAACACTCTGCCTTTGGTGAACCTGACGCGGAACTTCTGGAAGATAATCAGGCTATATTGGGCGCATTAATGCGCGGCATGATAGATCTTATGGCTAGGTCTGCAAACAGTCAGGTAGGTACAGCAAAAGGGTTCCTAGACGTCACCAATAAGCGTCGTTTCGACAGTGGGCAGGACTACGAGTTTAACCCAGGTAATGGTGACCCACGTCTGGCAATTTATCAGCACTCATATCCTGAGATTCCTAACTCTGCTTTGACAATGGCTCAGCTTCAAAACAATGAAGCAGAGTCCATATCTGGTGTAAAAGCTTTCAACGGTGGTCTCTCTGGTGAAGCCTATGGCGATGTGGCTGCTGGTATTAAAGGCATGCTGGATGCAGCTTCCAAACGTGAGATGAACATCCTACGTCGTCTTGCTAAAGGTATTCAGGACATAGGCGTTAAGATCGCCTCAATGAACGGTATCTTCCTATCAGAGAAGGAAGTTGTTCGGGTTACCAACGAGAAATATGTGACCGTTTCGCGTGATGATCTTGCCGGCAATTTTGATTTGATTGTCGATATCAACACTGCTGAAGTGGATCAAGCAAAAGCCCAGGATCTTGGTTTCATGCTGCAAACCATAGGCCCTAATATGAGCCTGGATCTAATGAAAATGATCCTAGCAGAAATCGCTGATCTCAAACGTATGCCAGTACTCGCACGACAAATACGTGAATATGAACCCGAAGTGGATCCAGTTCAGGAAGAGATAAAAAATCTCGAAGTAGCCAAACTTCGTATGGAAGTTGCAGAAATGGAAGCCGCTATCGAAGAGAAGCGAGCCAAGACTGCAAAGCTAAGAGCTGAAACTGATAATCTAGAACTCGACTTTGTAGAACAAGAAACAGGCACAAAACACGCTCGAGATATGGAAAAGATACAGTCTCAAGCAGAGTCAAACCAAGATCTAGCGGTAACAAGAGCACTCTTAGAGCCCCGAAAAAACGGAGAGAGTGAACCGCAGATAGAGGCAGCGGTTGGATACAACGCCCTAACAAAACCCTTAGCACAATCAGGCTTTCGCTGAGGGCAAACCCCTAAGTAATAACAAAGGAATTTAGTACCCGTTATGTCTCATAATGAAATCGAGCAGATCGAAGTATCCATCGAAGAAGCCCGCAAAGTTGTAGCTAAACGCGATCGTGTGATCAAGCTCATCGAGAATGAAGACTTCAATGCTGTTATCCATGAATGGTATTTCAAAGATGAAGTTATTCGCTTGGCAAACATGGCCAGCGATCCCGTCATTGATGAAAAGTATCGGGAATGTGTCAACCGTGACATTCACGGTCCTGCTTCTCTGCGTCGCTTCTTATCCACGATCATAGCAATGGGTAATGCAGCGGAAAATGAAATCGCTAACCACGAAGAAGAAATTGAAAACATCCGGGAAGAAGAAGGGATGATTGAAACCTTCGGCGGCGAAGAGACTGAGGAGTAAGGCCCATGGTTGATGTTCTTACTGATGATCAAATCGCAGCAATGTCTGATGATGAATTGATGAGCGCCTTACCTCCTGAGGAGGTAAAGTTTGAAGAGGAGCAATCCGAAGAAGAAAGCCCTGAAATCAAAGAGGACGAAGGGGAAATCAGAGATGATGAATCTGAAGTCCTTGATGATGGCGATAGTAACTTAGAGGGGACTTCTAACGCTGAGGATAACTCCTATGAAGACGAAGAGGAGGAGTCCGCACCTGGTTCTAAAACCGAAGGTCAAAACCCGACCGCCGATGAGGAAGATAAAGATTCCGACGAAGCCAAGACACCTGAAGCAGATACCGCTGGTGAGAAGAAACCAGGAGAAGAGGGTTTTGACTACAAGGCTGCGTATGAAAAGCTTATGGCACCGTTTCAAGCCAACGGTAAACAAATAAAGCTCGAGTCCCCTGAGGAACTTACGCAGCTCGCTCAGATGGGCGCAAACTACACAAAGAAAATGCAGGCTTTGCAACCTCATCTGAAAGTTGTAAAGATGCTGCAGAACCACAATTTGCTCGATGAAGCAAAACTCAGCTTTCTGATTGATTTGGACAAGCGGGATCCTTCCGCAATCCAAAAGCTCATGAAAGACGCCGGCATCGATCCTCTGGACATCGACACGTCGGCTGAAACCACTTATCAAGCCAAAGACCGTCGTGTCTCAGATGCTGAGTATAACTTCAGTTCGACTCTGGAAGAGGTTGCCTCTAATCCAGCTGGCAAAGAAGTGATTGTTACCATTAACAAGGATTGGGATTCCCTGAGCAAAGACAAGCTTTGGGAAGAACCCGGAATCCTGCGGGTCTTAGCTCAGCAAAAAGAGTCTGGTATTTTTGACCAGATCATGTCTGAAGTTGATCGCCGCAAAATGATGGGACAACTTTTAGGCGTCCCGTTGATCCAGGCCTACCAAGAAGTAGGTTCTGATCTTAATAACCAAGGCAGACTTAAGACTGTAGCGCAAGCCAAGGGTGAGAACCAAGAGTCCTCCAGTTCTCAAACACAACCCAGCCAGCGTATCGTAGGGACCGGCACCGCACGTCGGAAAATTGTCTCAAACGATGACAAAGTGAAAGCTGTCAGCACACCAAAATCCAAACCTGGAAATAAACCAGGGGCTGATTTTAACCCTCTCGCTTTGAGTGATGAGGAATTCGAAAAACAAGCTGCACTCGCTTACAAGTTCTAACCAATAGAGGAAGATAGCGAGGCAAGCGTCTAAACTTAGGAGCAGAAATGCCTGACGCAATGCATATGTATAACGACCCTGGTAACGGTACGCCGTCCACGGTCGGGAGCCAGATGAACACATTCTTCTGGCACAAGAAAGCCATCGTTGATGCGAAGAAAGAAATGTTCTTTACTCCGCTCGCTGATGTGCTTTCTATGCCGAAACATTTCGGTAAGAAAATCAAAGTGTACCAGTATATTCCTTTGCTTGATGACCGAAACGTCAACGACCAGGGTATCGATGCATCTGGTGCCGTGATCGCTAATGGTAACCTTTATGGCTCAAGTCGAGATATCGGTACGATCTCTTCCCGTCTTCCAGCTCTGACTGAGACTGGTGGCCGTGTGAACCGAGTAGGCTTTACACGTATTGAACGTGAAGGTTCGATCTCTAAACTGGGTTTCTTCACTGAATTTACCCAAGAATCTTTCGACTTTGATTCGGACTCTGAACTGTATGGTCACCTGAGCCGTGAATTGGTAACTGGTGCTACACAGTTGTCTGAAGCTGCTCTGCAGGTTGACCTGCTGACCGGTGCTGGTGTCACTGTTTATTCAGGTGCGGCCGTTTCTAACGCAACCGTAACTGCTGAAGGTGCTACGCCGTCGATCGTCGACTATGATGATCTGCAGCGCTTGCACACTATCCTTAAGGATAACCGTACTCCTCTGCAGACAAAAGTAATCGTCGGCAGCCGCATGATTGACACAAAGACCATTAACTCTGGTCGTGTCATGTATATCGGTTCGGAGTTGGAAAGCACTGTGAAGGCTATCCTTGATCCGTTCGGTAATCCTGCCTTCGTCCCAGTGAACCAGTATGCTGATGCAGGTACACTTCTGAATGGTGAGATCGGTACTGTTGACCAGTTCCGCATCGTTTCCGTACCAGAAATGCTCCACTGGGCAGGCGTTGGTGCTGCTGTTGCTGCAAACCCAGGATACCGTGAAACCGGCGGTAACTACGACGTCTTCCCAATGCTTGTTGTTGGTGATGCATCCTTCACTACCATTGGCTTCCAAACTGATGGAAAAACAGTGAAGTTCAAGATCACCACTAAGATGCCTGGGGAAAAGACCGCGGATCGAAACGATCCATACGGTGAAACAGGGTTCAGCTCGATCAAGTGGTACTATGGCACCTTGATCCTGCGTCCGGAACGGCTGGCAGTAGTAAAAACTGTAGCTCGCATCTAACGGGTGAAGTTGAACAGGAGGAGGCCCTTAGGGGCCTCCAATCCTACACAATATCTCTGAAATATTACAAAGATCCTGCAGATAGGAAACAACAATGAACGTTGAAAATAACACTTCCTCGCAAGTAAGTGTGGCTACAGAGCTTGATTTGCTCAAAGCCCGCGCCGACCAGATGGGTATCACCTACAAAGGAAATATCGGCGTAGACGCACTAAAAGCGAAAATCGAGAATCGCCTAAATGGTGAAAATACAGTTAATGATGAAGCCAATGAAGGAGGCGCTTCAGAAAAAAGCCCTCCAAAATCAAAAGCTGAGCAGATGCAAGAAATTCGAGAAAGCCTGATCAAAGATCAAATGGCCCTGGTTCGGGTGAGGGTTGCCAACCTGAACCCATCTAAGAACGATCTACATGGTGAAATCATCACTGTAGCAAACCGTTTTATTGGGACTGTATCGAAATTCATCCCATTCGGTGAACAGACCCAGAATGGTTATCACATCCCGAAATGCATCTATGAAGATCTAAAAGCTCGGAAGTTCCAGCAGATTCGTACAAAGCGTGTCAAAGGGCAACTGATACCAGACAATCGTATTCTGCCTGAATACTCAGTTGAGGTTCTACCGCCCCTTACTCCTGAAGAGTTGAAAGAGCTCGGTGATCGGCAGTCGGCAGCAACACGGTTGGCTGGCTCAGACGATTAATAAGACTACGAAAGTGAGGCGGATAAAATAATCCGCCTCACGAATGAAAGTTGAAAACCAAAGTTGAAGTAGGATCATGACGTTAGCATCAAATACAGGCTCTACAATAATTAGTGATTTGGCGACAAATGGGCAGGTCACTGGTCCTGATGTAGATTTGGCGATCGTTGAATTTGATAGCCCCGACAGCGCAAATAACGATCTATACACGACCATTGATCCCATTACGAATGGGGATCTTACAGAGAAATTAGTCAATGGTAATGGGGTATTTGATGTCTTAATGAC